TGGATATTTATTCTAGCCCAAATGGTGGTTTATTTCGTCATAGTCACACCCTCGACGATTGGTAGCTGACTCTTATCCTAGAGATTCAGCTACCCCAGCCCGGATGACATTACTAAAAATGCCCAGAAGCTTCTTGATGCTTTCCGTGGTGGCAACTTCGTGTGGATTTAACCAAGCCTTGGCCTCTACACGAGCATCCAAATCCTTGAACCCTTCCAAAATATTGCCTATATACACGACACCATCAGCCTCTCGAATCCGGCGCTCAAAAGTGAGTTGGTCAGCCCGTGTGATGGGCGGGAAGCCAACGGCTCCCTGTTCAACTCTTGCGCGCATGGATTCGTCCACCTTGACTCCTCGGGGGTACGATCCCTTGAAGTCCACCTCTTCTTTGCCCCAGGTGTCAAGATACTTGGCTGACCCTTTAAAGTCAGACGAATCCTTGGTCAAAAACCCAATTTTGTTGACAAGTTCAAACAAAATGGGATGACCAGGGGCCAAGTAGTGCATGCTCAAACCGGCACACCTTAACAAATACTTCTGTTTAGCAGGACGAAGATTAGCAGCACGCTTGACCCAGAGGCAATTGATTGCTCTCCCAATATCAAGGTACCGCTTATCATCCTCCCAGAGGCTGCGTAGGAGGTCCGCATCACCTGGACGCGACCCTTCTACTTCGGAGGAAAATTTGAACCCTAAATCCTGCAATTCAACAGGATTAAGGGTTCCCTGAGCGATTAGGCCGTCATCACCTTCAGCTATCATTTCAAGCTTGGTCGGGTCTTTCCCGTCCAGATGACTGCACCACGCTCCCAGGCTCACGTTAACGATACCGTTGCCCATAGAAGTCCAGGGATCACCTGAACAACGGGTAGACATCAACAAAACTCCTGATTTGGAGTAAATGCGCCTATAGCCATCAGTATACTTAATATACGCATCTTTAAACAAAGGGAAGTTCCATTTCTCGGCCAGAGATAATAGAACATGCCCTTCAAGTTCCCTAACTGATGCAGTGATGGACGACTCGAAAGCGGAAAAATCCGTGACCGAGAACTTCTTGTCCATGTGTTTGCAAACAATTTCTGCTACTTCAGAACTTGAATAATGCTTAATCTGGTGTTTCTTAATGTCGCCAGCATACCATGACTCGGCCAGCACACCGCCGGCCACAGTTTCCATCGCCATAACCGCAGGCATCACAATGATGTTCCTGGGGCGCCCTGTCATAATCCCGTCAACAACTTTGGAGTTGTCTTCGAACTTATTGAACAAAGCGGCGCGTTTATACTTCTTCTCACAAAACCCATCCATCAAGTACTGCTGGTACTCTTTGATATTGGCTTCAATCACCTTTGCCGCCTTCTTGCCTTTAAAAGCAATACGGTATTCATCAACAAAAGGTAATTCCACCCTCGCAGGAGGGGGGCAAGAATCAATATAAGGCTTGAGAAATTCTTTTGAGAAGCTCACGAATTCTTCAACACGTGGTCCATCAACCATCGGTTTGGACATGGCCCTCAATGAAGCTGCAACCAATCCTCCCAATTGGTCTGTGACTTGAATATTTCCAGGGCCAACGTAACCTTTGTCAGTCTTCACTATGAGACCGACGGTCACGGCCACTGGAACTCCAGTCTTGCACGCTTCTAATTTCTTACGCCTATTCTTTCTCTTAGGTTCCTCGAAGTGATTAAACAACGGGTCACCCATCTTCCTCCCAGTGCCAGCAACCTGGTTCGCTGAGATCTGAGAAAGATCAGAATCACTTATCACTGTCCCATTACTTGGGCAATTGTAAGCGATGGTGGGGGGCTTCTCAACATAGTTCCCCACCTTAATGTCACGCACCAGATCCTCCAAAAGATCTGCTGTCTGAGCGCTAATATTGTTTTCATTGGATGTGTTAACATTCCGGTGCCTAAAAACGCTGCCAATTGCGTTGGAGGGGCACATTCCTGCAGCCGCCAAAGCCTGCATTTCTAGCATGGCTTGGGTATATCTCGACACAGAAATAGTTCTCTTCTTTGAAGGAAAGAGAACATCAGGTAATTTTAACGACGCGCGCCGAGAATAACCCAGTCTGGTCGTGGTTTCCACATGCGCATAACGGTCTTGGTGGTCAAGACCGTCACGCCTATCCATGATGGGACGGACATCCCTGGAGTCACTATTGGCTGTGTAACCAGTAACAGTGTGATGCTCATATTGCATCGTGGAGACAGTCTCCCCTCCTACTAACATCGCTCCAAGCGCAGATGAAAGTACCCCAAAATTTCGCACTCCCGATTTAGTACTGCCGGTTGGCATCAGGGTTGACGCATACGTCGCCCCTGCTCCAACTGCACCTAGGGCCAGTCCGGCCACTATAATGGTGCTTCTGCAATTGGTTATGGAATTGGTTGGCTCAGGGAAAGCAGGCATCTTTAAGTTGATTGCAGGTGCTTCCCGGCCCATACCAATAGTCCAATGACCAGAGCTTATCACTCCAATCACGACATGATGTGATTGAAACAGCAGTGTGACGCTATCCCATGCGGAGGACACAGGGTTGTATATGATGTAAGCTTCACCATCCCCAATAGCAGGGATCTTGAACAACACATTAACTCCCCTTTCCTTCGCATAGTCGGAGAGAAACTCCGGCGTCCCAATGTCCAATGGTTGCATGCCGTCTGGGACTCTTAACCTATACTGCTCCACATCTGGTGTTGTACCAGTAGCCAAATCAATGGCTGTGAATCCGCAGAAGGGGGCTCCCCCTTGGTCAAACGAGTCAACGTCAGTGCAACCGGCGGGGCTATGAAGCATCGCCCTAGGTGGCGGCTTGTTATAGCGAAACGGTGAATAGACAACCACTTTGGTTTCCTTTTCGGCCGCTTCTGGTCCCGGTTGGTCAGGTGTAGGAGCCTCATGTAGGAATTTACATGAATCTCCTCTTGTGCAGTTTCCCTTAATGAAGTCAAAGCACGGTCTATCAGACCTGGGCAATGGTCCATGCGAGAAGCGACATTTATCGCCGAACTTGCACGAATTGGTGGCAAAGTGTTTACACGGCCCGGCGGCCTCCCTCGGAGAACCGCCCGTACCGGATATCAACTGTCTTTGAACAGGAGCAAAAGGCGCAACAACCATACTGGCCCCTTGTATGAAGGGGGTCTTTACAGACTTCACACCAGGCCGGTTTAAGTACAGGGAAGCCAAGGCCAACATAGCTTTCCCCATTTGCGCTGTTGACGGTGATTGAACCGCCCGCATAAACTTTTCCCTATTCGCACCTAAATTACCTTTTCTATTTAGGAAAATTTGTGCGAGTGTTGGGGTAAATGCCATCCAGCACATAAACCCTAACAAATGCTTGCGCACAAATTCATTTTTAGCGACATAATCCACCCATTTCAGAAGATCTAAATCGGAAAGAGCAGTCTGATAAGCGCGGAGAGTCTTCTCCGTGTCCTCCTTATCATCCTGGTAAGCTTTTAGCCTACGGGCGCTACGTTCTTGGTCCCAAATTCGTCTTCTCTCTAAGAATTCGGCTTTGGTTATGCCGGAACGCCCCTTTGGCCCATACTGGGCCCCTCTCCCATCATCTTCCTCATACTCAGATTCATCGTCACCAACGATTTCATCCTGAGCGTCATCCGAGAAATCGTCAACATTGGCGATACTTCCCAGGTCATAATCCTCTTCGACATCGTAATCAGCGGTGTCGAAACCGCTTCGGTAGGAGCGTTCCTCGAATGATTCATCATCATCCTGGAAACCATCAAGGGCATCGCTGACCGTCATGAAACCTTCATGAATTCGGTTAGCAACCGCAACACCAAAAGCAAAGCGGGCGGATTCGTAATCTATGGACATTATAGATTGTTGGAGGTGGTCATAAAGTCGCCTGATAAATCAGGACGACATTTTGGTTGAGTGTGGTTTTATTGTGGCTTAGAAACACGTCAAAATTAGACGTACACCCCATCGGAGACTGGATCACCAAAACCAGGGTGAATGGACTCGATTTTCATGAAGCAACTTGGGTTTGCACCGAACGTGGCCGCTGAAAATTGGATGCTGTTTGGCACCCCAACAGTAGCGGCCTCAATAGTGTAACATTTGGTAGCAACCTCACTAATTGAAGAACCTGCAGAGCGGACATCATACGCGGATGCGCCACTCGAAACAAGTGCATAGTAAGGAGTAATGTTACCTGACGAACCGAGGTTCAGCACGCTTGTGCCTCCAGTGGTGTCTGTAGCAGAACACTTCACCAGAACACAGCCACTGAAGTCATCAGGGAAGGTGTAAACCGTGGATCCTGACTTCGTCACTGTTCCACCGAGAGTGTTAGAAGCACTCTTGTAGGGTGTGGTTCCCAAGGGCAGGGTAGTGGTAACGCCGGTACCCGGACGAGACCAAAACATGTCAGTGAAAATGGAACGACCAGCCCCGGTGAAAAGGCGGGGCTTGCGCAACACGATGGAATATTCAACCCAGAGCAATCCCAATTGCAAACCGGCAGGGTAGGCAGTTGGAATACCGTGTAACCCAATCTGGAACTTGGCAAGATCGTAGGTCTTGATGTCGAGATTCGGTCCCAAAGCCCCAGTTCGCACGTACAGGCGAGAGTGGTTGGAATTTTGGGCTGGAGCACATTCGATGAGAAGGTTGAAACAGTCGGAGATGCGGCCTCGATTGGCTCCACTATACTCCGCCATCTCCTTGAATGTGGCAAACGTCGGATAGGCAGCATTGGCATCCGAAGCCATGATTATTGTTCCAAGAGAACCAACTGACGACGCACTCATTGGTGACACGACAGGCTCGTAGATGAAGCGCATCTGCAACGCCTCATACTCGGTGAAGTTGTCAGCCAGTTGAGCCAGGAAGGGGAAGACGGCCGATAAACCAGGATTAACCTGGAATGACTGGACTGAAAAGTCCGCCGACCCCGTGGAATTGATCGATGTTACGTACTCCTTTTTCGTAAAGACCACCGACCCATTCTCCATCCTTTTTCCATTCATCTGTGGATCATGCTTCTTGGCTGATCCACCAGCATACAAGTTGTTATGCATGCCGGGCATGTCCGGGTTCAAATCATCATAACTACCGCGTCCGGCCATGTAGGCACCACGACCTGCCATGTACGCACCGCGGCCTGCAAGATCATTGCCCGCAAACTTCACTTCTCTTCTTGCAGCGTTTACTGCACCGGAAGTGATTGCCCGCATCACAGCTTGGCTGTCCAATTTCTTCGCCACATTGACTTGATGAGAGATCCCGGTTGCGCGCCCAACTCCTTGGGCGGCTCCCTTTAGGGCACCTCTCAACTGCTTTTCAAACGCACTCTTCTTTCCCATATTTACAATTGATCTTTAAGTAGACATAAACTCCAGTCTTAAATAAGCTGGAGGAATTTTTATTTACAGTTACATCCTACTAAGATCGGGAGAAGAGCAAGTTTTATTTTATTTACATGTACTATTAACATATTTACACGGCACTATATACAGGTGCTGGCTTAAACATTCGCTATTGTGTCCCGGAATGTCTGGCAGTCAGCGCGAGAGAAACTGAGCCGGGATGGTACCCAACTTCTCAAGAGAAACCCGTG